TGCAGGCATGCACTCGCGCCTGTGCGTGTGAGGGCAAGGGTCGAGAGTGCCAGTCGCGACACCAGAGGACGCTTGTAAGAAAAACGCGCGCTTTTTCTTACAAGCAAGGTCGATGCGTGCAGAACCTCGAAGGTGCTGCAACCTCGAAGTCTCTCGCCCCAGTCATATCGAAAACAAAGCGCGAAACGTCGACTTTTCGATATGCGTTGGGAACTTTACGTCGCCACCTCGACGCCTGAGAATGCATATGGCGACCCACCCCCGGGGAGTGTCGGTTTTTCCGGGGGTTTCAAACGCAAGCCCCACGCTGCGCGACAGCGTGAACGCCCGCAGAATTTTGGGGTAGGGGTTTCGAGGCCAAAAACAGGCAAAATGGGACGACACCCGACTCCGACGTCGCTCAAGGTTCTTCGCGGCAACCCGGGCCAGCGCCCGCTGAACGCCGACGAGCCGCAGCCGCCGCCCGCTGACCCCAACCCGCCGGCTGGCCTTGCCGGAATCGCGCTCGACAAGTGGGACGAGATGGTCGACCTGCTCTCGAAGATGGGCGTGTTCACGCAGGCTGATCGGCAGCCGCTTCAACGCTACTGCCTGATGTACGAGCAGTGGCTCGCGCTCGAAGCGCACTGCAAGGAACATGGTTGGACGCAGGTGACACAGACTGGCTACAGCCAGATCACCGCGGAGGCCACGCTGATCAAATCTCTTCGGGCCGACATGCTCGCGATCGAGCGACAGTTCGGCATGACACCCGCCGCACGCTCCTCGATCAAGGCTCCCGGTGCCTCTGCCCCCGAAAATCCTCTTGCCGCGTATATCTCGCGACGAGGCGGTTGAACAAGGCGAGCCGTTCTACTTCGACGAGACCAAGGCCGCGCACGCGGTCGGGTTCTTCGAGAAGTTTCTGATCCACTCGAAGGGTCGCTTCGCCGGCAAGCCGTTCACGCTGCTGCCGTGGCAGAAGCATGACGTCATCGAGGAACTCTTCGGGTGGATGCGAACTGACTCCGACACGCGAAAGTATCGTGTCGGGTACATCGAGGTGCCGAAGAAAAACGGCAAGTCGACCCTCCTCTCCGGCATCGGCCTCTACATGCTCGTCGCAGACGGCGAGCCATCGGCCGAGTGCTTCGGTGCTGCAAACTCGCGAGATCAGGCGAGCATCGTCTACAAGCAAATGAAGGAGTTGGTACAGGCGAGCCCGTACCTGTCGTCGATGCTGGAGATCGTCGACTCTCGCAAGACGATCGCGTGCGTCCCGACGAACTCTTTCTGGCGGGTGATCTCGTCGGACGCCGGCCGTCAGGAAGGCTTGAACATCCACTCGCTCTGTTATGACGAGATACATCAGAGCCGCGACCGGGCCCTATGGGACGCCGTCCGCTACGGTTCGATTTCTCGAAGTCAGGGCCTCGTGCTCGCCATTACAACAGCCGGCATCGACCGAGACTCGATCGGCTACGAACTGCATGATCAGGCGATCAAGGTCATGGAAGACCCGTCGTACGACTCGCAGTTTTTCGCATACGTCCGCGCGGCCTCCCCGGACGACGACTACAGGAGTCCGAGCGTCTGGCGTGCCGCGAATCCGTCGTTCGGTGTCACGATGGACGAGGAGACTTTCAAAGCCGACGTGCTGGAAGCCGAGCGGTCTGGCGGCTCGAAACTCGCCGGCTTCTTGAGATACCGCCTCAACGTCTGGGTGCACGGCGAAAACAAGTTCGTGAACTTGACCCAGTGGGAGAAGTGCAAGGGCAAGTCGGGACACCTCGACAAGTCTCGCGTCTGGTACTGCGGGCTCGACCTCGCCCAGACATGGGACGTCAACGCGTTGGTGGCGGTCTCGAAGGCCCACGACGACGTCTACGACTGCCTGTTCAAGTTCTGGATACCAGCCGACAACGCGCACCAGCGAAAAGAAGAAGTGCCGTACACGGTGTGGGCGAAAGACGCGTCGACAGGCTTGGTGATGACGCCGGGAGATACGTGCGACTACGAGTTCATCAAGCGAGACATCCTCGCGTTCGCGAAGGAGCGTCAGGTCGCGAAGATTCTCTGCGACCCACACAACGCCCATTACCTGACGCAACAACTTCAGGCGGAAGGCCTGACCGTGCTAGGCTTTTCACAGTCGTTCGCCTCGATGAACTCGTCGACGCGTCTGCTCGAAACATTGATCAGTCAGGGCCGGCTGAGGACTCAAGACAACCCGATCATCAACTGGATGGCCGGCAACGCGGTGACGAAGACGTCGGCCGAGGGGTACATCAAGGTCGTGAAGCCATCCAGCACAAGCCCTGCCCGAGTTGACGGCATCGTCGCGCTCGTCATGGCACTTGCCGGGGCCAGCGACGCCGAGGCCGCCGCTAAGACTCCCGAGCCGGAGATTCTCGTGCTATGAGCGAAGAGCGGGTCTTGTCCGACATTGTCTGGACACCGGAACGCGGGCACGCGGAGCCCGAGATTCGCTCCATGTACTGGAACAATCTTCTCTTCGGAGAAGACGGCTTCACTGGCAAGACGCAGACGTCTGCCGACATCCGGATCACGCCGGACACGGCCCTCCAGAGCACTGTCGTGCTCGCCGCGTGTCGCATTCTGGCCGAGACCATCGCGGCCATGCCTCTGCATGTCTATCGCCGCACCAAGGACGGGTACAAGGAACTCGCCTCGGACATTCCTCTGTACAAGGTCTTGTCGTTCGCGCCGAACGAATGGCAGACCAAGTTCGAGTTCTTCGAGCAGATGGTTATGAACCTTACCCTTTGGGGTAATTCTTATAGCCGCATTCGATCGGGAAGGTACGGAGCCGTGTCAGCGCTCGACAATCTTCACCCGTCGAACATGGACGTGGAGCGGCTGGAGAACGGCCGGCTGCGGTATTCGTACATGAATCCCGAGAACGGCCACGCCGAGAAATACACTCAGGACGACATCATGCACGTCCGGTGGACTCCGGAGCCGGACGGCATCAAGGGCATGGTCCCGGTGGAGATCGCCCGCGAGGCGATCGCGCTCGCGAGAGCCTGCGAGATTCACGCCGGCAGGTTCTGGGCGAACTCCGCTCGCCCGGGGATCGTGCTTCAGACGGACAGTTCGCTTTCTCCGGAGGCGGCCGAGCGTCTTCGTGACAACTGGGAGAGGATTCACAGGGGCGTTGACCGAGCGAGCCGAACGGCGATCCTCACTAATGGACTGCGAGTCGAGCAGGTCGGCTTCAATGCGGAGCAGAGTCAGTACGAGTCCACGCGACGCTTCCAGTCCGAGGAGATCGCGAGGGTCTACAGGTTGCCTCTTTCGCTGATTCAGGGCCAGTCGTCCGGCAGCATCGAGGAGAACGGACAAGAGTTCGTCACGTACACGCTCGTGCCGTGGCTGCGTCGAATCGAGAGCGCGATCTCCCGCAGCCTGATCTACAACGACGACGTGTTCTTCGCTGAGTTCGACACTCGCGGCCTGATGCGAGGTAACTCGAACGCGCGTGCCGCGTTTTATTCCACGATGCTCAACCTCGGACTGATGACGCACAACGAGTGCCGCAGGGCCGAGAATCTGCCGCCCATGGGCGAGATCGGCGATCATCATCTGGTCGCGATGAACCTTCAGCCGATCGAGGAGGCACTCAAGCCCAAGGAGCAGCCCGGCGGCATGCCCGGTATGCCCGGACCCCCGCCAGAGGCCGCAGGTGGCGTGCCGAGCCTGCCCGGGGTCAAGACTGGCAAGACTCCGATGGAGTCTGAGCAAGGCGAGCCGTCCGAGAAGAAGGCCGAGCCGCTCGTCGAGTACGCGAAGGGCAAGTTTGGTCGCGTCAAGCATGTGATGGAGCAAGGCACGCTCGATCTAAAGTCGGGCGAGAAGATCGAGGTCGAGCCCGGCAAGCCGCTCGCTCTCGTCGTCGACGAGGAGACGGGTGACGAGGTTGGCATCGAGGCGTCGAAACTCAAGCCGGCGGAGGAGAAGCCAGCGGTCGAGGAGAGCCGAGGGCTCACGCCGCAGAGCGAGGCGCTCTACAAGGCTCAGGAGGAGATCGCGAGGAAGCAAGGCCGGTGGACGCAGGTCGACGCTCACTACTCGCCTCGTTCGCCGTTCGCGAATCGCGGAATGGTATGCCGCAATTGCGTGTACTACGAGGAAGGCGGCGCGTGCGAGATCGTCAAGGGCGGAATCAATCCGGACGGCATCTGCAAACTGTGGGTGATTCCTTCGGAGAAACTCATCGAGGCGAGGTCTCCGGAAGAAACAGAGCAGCGAGTCTTCGGCGACAACTGCGGGCGTGACGACGGCGGCCGATTCGGGCCGAAGAATCAGTGTCAGGCTGATGGCACAGGCGGCGGCGGTGCCGTTGCCGTTGCCTCCGAGAAGCCACCCTCTGCGACGAAGACACCATCGCGACGCGTCAGCGGCGACGACGTCGAGAAACTGCTCGACAAAATCTCGCAGAACCCAGATG